TTAGCATGGTGGCTCCTTTGGGGTGGGGCGGTTGCTGGAAAGGAAGGATCAGTACGAGGCCACATCGTTGGTCAGAACGACGGTGCAGGTCTTGTTCAGCACGGGATCGAGCGCGGCCTGCCAGGCGAAGGGCATCTGAATGCCGCCCGGTCCCTGAATTTGCCGGTTGCCGCGCGGCAGGAACACGCGATGCGCGGTGAAGAGCAGCGAACGGCTTGCGTCGATAGTCCAGCCGAAGGCGATCTCGCACGGCGTGCGGGCGGTCGCCTGATCGAGCAGGCTCGTGTCCTGAAACCGCGCGTTGAGATTTCCCGAACACTTGACGATGCCGGGATCGGTATCGGCGATGCGCCCGTCGGATCGGATGACCTCGATCTTTTCAAGGTTGTTCGAATACATCAGTTCCGCCGAGACGATATTGCCGAGCGCCGCGCCGTTGCGGGTGATCGATCCCTGAAACTGGCTGAAGCGCTCCACATCGAGCGCGGTCGGCGTGCCCGCCGCCGTCGCGGTGGCCATCGCCTCGCCTTGGGCGATCACGTTGACGGTTGCGGAGAGAAGCCCGGAACGCTGCGCCTGGACGGACAGACTGTTCGCCCGCGCGCCATAGTTCATGCCGAAGAACGGCACGTCGGGAAGGCCGACCTCGATCGACATCGACGGCAGGTTCTGCGTGCCGGAGACGAAGGTGTGGCCATTCGCGCCGCCGGTGAGCGTGGTGCCGGAAAGGGTGATGCGCGCGGCGGCGTTGGTTGCCAGAGCGCGCGCGTTGCCGGGCAGACCCAACGCCTTCGCCGTGAGATTGACCACCGCGCCTGTCGCCACGGCGGCAACGTTGGCGCTTGGGTTGATGACGGCGGCCATGGCGGTCGCCGTGGCCGCGGCGTTTGCGCCGATGTTGAATTGCTGCCCGGTCGCGCCGGACGCCACGGCCGTATAGACAACACCATCCACGGTCACCGTATCGTTGGCGATCAAGTTGGCGAGAAGCGTGAGTGAGCCCTTGGCCGCGACGGTCGCAACCGAGGTCGGATTGCCGAAAAGGCCCTTGAGCCAGAACCCGATGTTGCGGTGATCCATTGGAACGACGATGTCGCTCTCGTTCGACACCACGTCATAGGCAGGCGTCAGCGGATCGCGGCCATAGCCGAGGAGATCGCTCTCGATCAGGGATTGCTCTTCACCGAGGTTGGCCGAGACGAAGGGCAGCTTGCGAAAGCCCGTGCCGGGCGTGACGCCATAGGTGGCTTCAAACACCGCAGCCATGACGGCGTTGGCGCCGCGTGCGCGTGCCATGGGAATACTCCTGTCGTTGTTGGTTCAGTTCAAAGGATCGGTGGTCGCGTAGACGGCGAGGATCGCGAGATCGGCGAAGCGTCCGGGCAAGGCGCCTAGCGCTTCGATATCGTCCGTCACCGGCGCTTCGGCCTCGATCCAGTCGCACAGCCCGCCGAGCGTCCGGTTCACCATGACCGCCGCGCCGATCGCGCCGGTCATGGCGTCCACCACCTGCTCGCGGGTGAGGGTGGCGGTCTCGTAAGCTGCGATCTCAAGCGGGATACGGTGCGAATAGAGGTAGGTCAGTGGTGATAGGCTGACCTCCGGTTCGCCCGGATCGCCGTCGCGGATCACAACCAGGCCTCCGGGCGGAATGCGTTCGGCCTTGGCCAGATTGCGCTTCACTTCCGCGCCCGGCAGGGCAGCGGCGACAAGCGACCTTACCGCCGCAAGGACCGTTTCGCGTTTCGAAGCCATGGTGGACTAAGCCTTCAGGATTGCGGCCAGTGCCGCGCGATCAGCGAGGGCACGCGCGCGGCTTGCCGTTTGGCGGCGCTCTCGACATCGAGGCGCTTCTTCAGCGCCACTTGCGGAACCAGGATGAACACGATCACGCTGGCCTGTCCGGTCCTGCGGCGATTGCGGGCTGCAAGCCCGCGCGTGGTGATCCGGGCATCATCCGCGACCAGCAGCGAAGGACGGCCGCGGCGATAGACGAACCGCAGCTTCAGGCCGGTTCGCTGTTGCCAGCCTTGCGGCGTGATTTTTTCGCGCGAGCCAACGGCACTCTGTCCACTCTTGCCGGCGGCAGCGGTCGGGATCGCCAGGAACAGACCACGCGCCGAGCGGATCACCACGCCACGGTCAAAGGCATCGACGATCTTCGGCGCGCGCGACCAGATATAGGCTGCGGCTTCGGCGCTCTCGCCCACCTCGGGGAAGGTCTTTCCCCGCCATGTCCGAGACAGCCGTTCACCGAGCCCGGCCGCGACGACATCTTCGCGGAGATCGTGCTTCAGGCCATCAGTAGCGTCACGCATCCCCGACGTGACAGCGCGTTCGATATCCTTCTCGGTTTCAGCAAGCGCTTTGCCGAGATCGGGCCGTTGGATGGTAAAGCGCATCGGACTTTCAATCGCTGCGTCCACTGTTAGGATGCGCTTGAAGGGGGAGCCAGATGGATTGGGAAAGAATCAATATTTGGACCAACACATTGTATACAATCATTCATTCGCTGCAGATTGCGAAGCATGCTCAATTCGCCGAACTTTCTGCTGTGAACGATCACATCATAGATGCAGAAAATTGGATTACGCCTGAATGTTCATACCGATCCGCACTTCTTGACCATCCGTTCGGAGAAATGAAAATAGAATTCAGGCGAGACCCCAACAAGCACTTCGGTGAAATATCTTCCCAAGTTGTAAAAATGCTTATTCAAGACTTGACGGTGATACTGGACGAGATGATGGCGGAATCACTCGTTGCGCACGGCGATCCACCCTTGAACTACCCTCAGCAAAAGATAGAAAAACTGGCCACATACCTTGATAAAGAAAAATTCAAGTGGGCCAGCGTTGGATGTCTCGAGCTTGTCGCGGTTCGAAATGTCCTAACGCATGCGAAAGGGCGATGGAATCAAAAGTCGATCGAAATCATCAACGGGCACATCGCCCCGATGCCAAAACCTGGCGACAGATTGGTTGTCGGTGTCCCCATGCTGTTTCGATACAGAAAGGCAATGCGAACTTTTCTCAACGAAACCAAGGCCAATACATAAGGGATTGACGGATTACCGGACCAATGCGTCCGGTCTCAGGTCTTCATAGCCTCGCACGCCGACACGAGCCCGAGGGCATCGCCCATCGGTTCGCCGATGATCCGATAGGTCTCGGCACCGATCAGGATCAAATCGCCCTCATTGATCGTTGCGGCCTGCGAGCGCCGGATATCGATGCCGACGGTCGGCAATATGGCGCGGCTTTCGCCGAATTCCGCCATCCGGTCGGGCGACTTGCGGATGATGCGGACGGCGACGCCGGCGCCAACGCCGCCCGCCTTCCACAAAGCGTCCTCGCCGATATTGGGATCGGCGAAGAGCGCATCGATGGCCGAAGCGAAAGCGTCGATCACGGATCGTTCGCCCGGAAGGAGGAATTGAGCCGAACGCGGCCGGTGGTGTTGCCCGCGCCGCCCGCGACCGCCGCCGCTGCGACGCCGATCAGCAGGTTGGCGGTCGCAACGGTCGTGCAGCGCCGGTTGGTGTCGTCCCAGTAGACAAGTGCGCCGACCGTCCAGGCCTGCGAACCGATCTTGGTGAGTTCGAACACGCCGGTGAGATCGAGCGCGACATCGGCGGCGAGCGCCGCGTCATTGGTCGCAATGCCGAACAGTTGGCCAACCTTGGCGCCCTGGCCGGACGTGAGCGCATAGGGTGCGGGTACCACCACGGTGTTGCCCGCCTGGATGAAGTTCCGCATGGGATGGGTCTCCTTGAATTCGGGTTAAGGTCGCGCCGCCATCAGACGCCGGCGTTGAAGAACAGGCCGCGGAAGTCGATCGCCTTCGCCGCAAAGTCGTGCCTGATCTTGAATTCGACGCCATCGACCTCGAACCCGACGCGCTGGTCGAGGAAGGGCTCGGACTGGCCTTCGAGGCGGCAGTATTCGATCGTGTCGATGGTCGCGGGATCGGCCGCCAGCCACCAGCGCTGCGCACCAGCCGTGTTGAAGAGGCGCGGCTCCTCGATCACGTCGAAGGCGTTGGCGTAGGGGTTGACCTGAGATGCCTGGGCAGGCGTCGTCTGGGCGATGATCTTGCGGGCCTCGATGGCTCGTGTGCCCGGCGCCACCAGAATGTAGCGCGGGTAGTTGTTGATGATCTGATCGCCGGTGACGCCGGCCGGCGTCATCTCGCGCTGCTGCGTCATCAGTTCGATCGCCTGCGTGAGCGAGGTTTCGGTGATCGCCGCCGCCGTGCCCTGGTTGGTGCGGCCCGCCGCCGCGGAGAACAGCGTGACGCCATCGGCCAGAAGCGGGTTGGCGAGAATCTCGTTGTAGACGAGGCCGCTTTCGAGATCCGAGGCCTTCATGCC